ACTTCTTCCTTTCTCACTCTTCCTAAAAGTTCATCAACAGCCTTCTGCCTATCTTTCTCATGATAATTTACTCGTGTTTTATCTTTCTTTCCTCTCATCTTTACACCTCTACCTTTTTCAGTATTATATCTTCTTGCCTCAGTATCATCATATTTTTGATTTGACTTCTTACTACCTCTTCTATTACCAAATGTTCTTTGGTTTCTATCATTCATTTTTGCATAGTCATCTTTACCCTGATCTACCTTTGCTTCAGCCATTTTCAGTGCATCTAACTGATCTAATGCTTTTTGTGACCACCATATTGTAGCTTCTTTCATTTTCTTTTTGGGTTTGTCAGTTTTAACATAGGTTGGTTTAGCAGCACCACTCTTCTGTTGCTGATTTGGGTCTGCTTTTTTCTTACGTCTTTGTGCAGATAATCTTTCTGCCTTAGTCATAGACGCTCTCTTTGCAGATGATACACACTTAGGAGTTCCTTCACCAGGTTTGTCACTAGCACAAGTACCACCTGTGACTACATTGACCCACCCTTTCTTACCATCTTTTGATTTAGATTTAGAAAACCACTTGTGTAAGTTGCCTTCCTTTACTAGATATCCATCATGCATGACTTTATAACCTTTTGGAATTGGTTTACATTTTTGATCTGTATTACAATAGTATTTACCTTCACCACACTCCACTGCTACCGCCTCCTAAAATTGCAAGGTTTAATCCTGCCATAGTATACATCGCATTATGTATTGTAAGATCAGAGTCTTGTATCCATGGCTGTGCATCTTCATTATAAATCCAACATTGTAATGCACCATACTTTGCTTTTGGTATGGAGTCATCAAACCACCAATCATAATGTGGTGTATCGTCGGTTGCGGGGTAAGTCAACTACCTAACCCCTTACCTTTATCATAATTATCCTTTCCTCCATATCTTGCCATTGTCTCAATGTAGTCTCTAGTGTTTTTAAACCCACGTTTCTTAGCATCAGCAGCAGTTTGTTTCTTCTGATCTGCCATCTTCTTATACTTACCAGTACCACGAGTGTCTTTCTGACCCCTGACTTTCTTCTGTTGATTGCTACCCTTTCTCATGATAGCACCTTTACCATACTTGGCAATGATTGATTTCTTTACAGCATCAAGTGCAGCATCTCTTTCTTCATGAGTAAACTTCATGCCCTTGGTTGCTTTGTCCTTGAGTGCCTGACGTTTCTTAGGATCCATGTTCTTTTCATAATCTTTAAACCTCTTAAGATAACTAGGGTTATCCATCTTCTTAATAAGTTTTCTGTCTTTCTTATCAGGTCCTGTGTAATTAACTGCCTCATAAGTTGTTGATGAACTATTGTTGTTAGCAATAGTGCTCACATTAGCAGCAATTTCTGAACCCGCCACTGCTACTTTTCCTGCTTTCTTAGCTACCTTTGCTGCTTTTGCAAGTTTACCTGCTTTTGCAGCACCTTTAGCAGCAACTGCAGCACCTTTTGCTACGGCACCTACTACTGGAGCTTCTGGTATATACTCCTCAACCTTTGCAGTATCAGGACCATCATTAACATCTTCTTTACGACGTTTTTCTTCACACTTCATGCAATCACAATCTTCACCATGATTCTTTTTCTCTTTGAGATCATCCTTTTTAGGATTGATAAGAACTTTAGATTTTTTTTCTGCTAGATATGATTTGAATGATAGCACTACTTTGCCTCCATTCTACGTTTCTTTGCTTGTTTAGCATATAGTCTAGATGATTGCTTCATCTTCTCTATTGCTCTTTCTTTGTTTCCTGCTACTGCTGCCTTACCTCTTTCTACCTCTGCCTTCTTAGAAGCTTTGAGTGCTAGGTCTGCAGATATCTCATCTATCTGCTCTACCTTCTTGTCAGCATATATTTCAGCATATCCGTAGTCTTCTTTCTTGGTGTTAGCAGTATGCTTTGGATTCTTCTTAGGATCTTTCTTATCAAGTCTTCCCATGAAACCCATATCCCTTCTTTGTGCAGTAGAATACTTGTACTTAGGAGTCTTCAAAGGTGTCTTTCCATCTTTCTTGGTAGTGATCTTTGTGTTCGCTTTTCTTTCATGTCCAATACTACCTGTATCACCTACACTCTTAGACTTGACAGGATTACTCTTGTTTCTAGCATATCCGTATGATTTAGAACCACCACCTGTTTGATTACCACTTTGAGTTTCTAGACTTTTGTTTTTATCTGTTGATGCCTGTGATAAATTGTATGCGGCTCTTTCGTTCTTACCAACACCTCCACCACTTTTTCTATTATGTCTTTGTCTACCTAGTCTTTTTGCTTTGTCATAGAACTTAGATGCCATCTTCTCATCTTCTTCTAGTTCCTCTTCTGTCTCAACTTCTTCATTCTTAGGACGACAATCATTGACGAGTTTACCACCTTTCATTTTCATACCCACTTTCTTGTGAGTCTTCCAACATTCTTGGAACTCAATCTCTTCTACTATTTCATTACTATCTGATAATGTGATATCAATATCACCTTCAAAACCTAACTCTTCTAGTAGTGAACCAATCTCTTCCCAGATTGCTTCCTCACTCTTATTACCATAGTTTGCTGCACCTTTCTTACGACATTGAACTAATCTACCTGATGCATATGCACTTGGCCATACCTTAGCACTTGCTTTTACTTTCTTATAGCAAGCATCTTTTTCACCACTACCCTTACCTTTCTTATCTG